TTTTTATACTCTTGCGTTTCCATAAGGTTCCTGACTTTACGTCCAAAGCGGATAGCAAGTTCTCCAGTGTGAGTGGTTTGCATTATCTTTGCTTTAGGTTTTTGGCCCACGAACCACGCAGGAAAGAGAAAGGACGCAAACTCAGACTTAGTGTGTCTAGGTGGCATGTTAATGATTAATCTTTTTAATTTTCCAGATGCAATATCTTCAAATTTTTTTGCAATAATTTTATGATGTGAACCTTCTTTGAACTCTGGCCAAACATTTCTTACGAATGGTAAAAATTTTTTCTGAGCTTGTTCTTGAACAGAAAATTCTAATTTTTTTATTTTTAATTTTTGTGCAAGTAATTTGGCTTCTTCGGTAGTTAGGGTTTCTATTGATTCCATATTTTTTCAGTTGCTGGCTGACTGACTGTAAGTTGCCTAGCCTTCGGCTGGCAAGTCCGTGCCACCACATTTAGGGGGTACCCCTAGGCGGACAATACTATATCTAGTGGTTTTTGGCAAATAGGAAATCTTTTCCAGGAATCCCAGCCCTGGAAACGTCCGTGCGGGATTGCAGCACTTGATTTTCTCAGATTAAATTAGTTGTGGATAAGTATGAGGAAGAAGTAAAAATCCCCCTGATGCACAGTCAGAGGGATTTAGATTAGAGATTATAGTCGCTCAGTAATACCGAACTTCTGTGAAAGTTCACGCATAAGCTTCTGACCGAACACCTTGACTTCGGGATTTTGTGATGTCATCACAAACTCAAATATCGAGTAGTCAAGAAACTGACATACAGCCTTATAGTTAATAGAGGTATTAATTCTATCATTAGATGACTGTTCTAATAACTGTCTTTTAAGAACGTTGAGTTCGTTCTCTACTATAACTTTGATGTCAGATAATTGTAGATCGTTTGACATGTCATATTCTCCTTTCTTCCCATTATTATAGGATAATATCAAACTAATACAACAAGAGATTAAAAAAAGATTTTATGACTGACACCATTCTTTCTGGGTTTACCTACCCGGTCTGGCTCAGTTATATATATATACCTACGTGCAAAGAATCGTGAGCCGACGCTGATGGAGAGTTAAAAAAGGATACCTAAGACGGCTTCCAGAACAAGTGCTGCCGGCGACAGCAGCACAAGTAATATACTATACTTTAAAAAACTGATCACAGCTCTAATGGGGAATCATGTCTTGCATCTGATTCCACGGCATGCTGCCTGGTGACACCGGCACCGAGGCCCCGTCAAACCAATCCAAGAACCAGTATTCAAGCCGATGGAGTTCTTTGTTCTCGTTCACATAACCTCGCAGCTCGTCTCCTGGGCCACCCCAGGAAAACTGCCAACGCCAATAGCCTTCAGGCTGATCGTCCCACGTATGCGGGTCAACATAATCAAAGCACAGGCCTTCAAACTCAGGATCTGCAAGATCCTGCTGGCGATCTTTCCATTCTTCTTTAACTCTTTGCTTGCATGTTTTATTCATCTTCGTTCTCCTTCCAGTCCACGAACCATGGCACACGGAGCCAGCCGTGCTTGGTCAATAGTTTAGATATGATAAGTATATAATTATACTTTTTGTCCGCTCCTGTTTGTGCTTGAAAATACTTCATCTTCTTTCTCCTTTGTGTGCCCCAACTCGATGCCTCTAGTAATCTTTCAGGGGCTGACTAACGCAAGCTTTAACTAGGATATAACGCCTGCATTAATCATGTCCCATTTATATAGGATCTTTCTGCAGCTGTCAACCATCAACTTTACCAGAAGCTCCTGACGCTTTTTATATATATACTTAAGGGCACACGAGTCGTGAGCCACGCCTGATGGAGATTGCACAGCAACTCCTGAGCTGGTGCCGGTTTTTCTTATAGTAGAAAGGGCAAAGATTCGTGAGGCTTCCGTAATGCAGAAGCACCTGCTGCCTGGTCTGCAGCTGACCTAGGGCCTATGTTAGTGGCAAAACGTTGATTTAAGCGTAATGGAGAATCGTCAGAACCACGATCCATGCAACTGGCTTCCTGAGCCGGGGAAACCGCAACAATAGGACTATGGAGATGAAGCTCGTGCCCAGTAGCCAATGGAGAAGTATACTAATCATGTCCCAATATTATAGGATATTTGTGCAGCTGTCAACTACCTGGATCCCAGCCTGACGCTGGATCTTGGCATAGATTAAGTAGCCAGGTCGCAAGATTCTCGGTAATGGAGAAAGCGTTCCATCGTCACCAGCAGCTCCTGCCCGGACCACGGATAGGGGATAATGGCCAGGGGCTCTGTTTCTATGCCCGTAATGGAGAGTTCACGGGCCATGCCTCCCGAATATATATACAAGGCTCTATTAGGGAGGGTCTCGACCATAATAAAATTTAACCCTCCAGCTTCATTGTAGCTGTAATTCCACGATATTTGCTTTGGAGTCAATGCCACTTTTTTCAGTTTACTACATTTCAATTCAACAAAAACACTAACAGGATACCCGTCTTCGCCACGATAAACACCGTGCAAATCAGGTATCCCAGGTGAACTAAAAGATTCTATTCTTGTCCAATGTACGTTCGGAGTCAACTCTTTCAGTTTTTTCCAAAATCTAGTCTCTGGTTTCGTTGTCATACGGCACACCATCCTCGTTTTTTATGATGCTGTTTGATAATACCTTGCCAAAAATACCAAACCAAAAGTGCTTAAACACAGTAGACTGTGCAGCTCTCATAGCTCTCAATGCTCTTTGTTGACGTAGTACGTTCAAAGTTATTTTGTCCATAACATGTCTCCTTTCTTAATACTCATTCCAATATAATAGGGTATCATTGGAACTAAACTATTGCCTAGTGATTTAAGTCTGTCCACCCTTTTGGGTACCCCATGAGCCACTCGACCCACGTTGGGTTCAGACTGCCACCACTGTGACCAGCCAATCTGCCCTTCTTCTTGGCTTTCTCGTAATTCACATTGGGACCAGCGTCCCTCCAGTCTCTCGCTGTCGGTGTTGGCATCATTGCCACCTTCTCCTCCAGCTTGCCTCTCTGTGTTCCTCTGTTCTGTATGTTCTCTGTATTCTCTGCCATAGCTGCTGACGCCCTGGGTGTTGGCCACATCAGATTCGGATGTCTGACTTGGTCGTTCAAGCTGATGGGCATTTTCTTCTCCAGTTTCATTTTCATCCTGGCTTCCGAACAAGGCCCCCTCATGCTGTGTGCATCCGGAGTGCGCCAATATCCAGACTCTTTCTCTTTGGTGGTTTGCACCGATGCTCGAAGCTGAAATACTAAACGCTCTTGCGGAGTAACCTTCACTCTCCAAGTTCTCAAGTACGGTGTCGAGACCGAGTTTAATGTGTCCACTAACGT